TGTTGGTTGCGTACAATGTTTTCTCCTTCTGGGTCCTGTTAAGGACGGTAATTAGAGGCAGGATGCCCAAACGGCTCGCACAGGCCGGGCACTGCACTGGCGAGTCGCCGATGGCATCACAATCGGCGCATAGGTACGCATTGCGGAGGTTAACGTGCATGGGCCACCAGCCAGTGGGCCAGGACCATGATGGGGTAATGCAACTCCCACAAGCCCCAGATTGCGAGTCCTGCCAGGACCTCAAAGGCCAGCGCGTTGCGGATGCCAGTGAAGAAAGCAATGCCGTCGTCGTTCCGCAACTCGCTTACGTTCGGCCCTTCGCCGAGAACGTTGGCATGTGTATATTCGGGAGCGTGATAACGCCCCTTGGCATCGAATCCGCAATTGCTCATGACTTCGTTCGTGATCCGTTCTGTTTCGGTCATCTCAAGACCCCTTTCTGTGAACAGGATTATTAAACCACCACTCGCCGGGTTTATCAACATAAATATTATGCGCTTATTAAACTTTTCTGTTGACATGCGCAGTGGGGGTGCTATTCTCGGTTTATCAACTAAACGGTTGTTGGCAATCAACCGCATAAGGAGCAGCAAAAATGACAATCCACGAGCAACTCAATGCAGGGCAGGAAGTGGTTATCAATGGCACAATGGGCGCGGTCACAGTGCGCTATGAGTCCAGCAAGAGCCGCAACGGTAAGCCGTTGCGCTACTCAGCCGGGATGATTTTTGCAGGCAACACTCTCAACAATTACGCTTTTGGAGACACTCTTGAGCAGGCCGTCTGCTATCTCTACCAGCAACTCGCAGCCCGCGAGGCGGCAAGAGCTGTCCGCGAGAAGCTCCTGGATACGACGGACCCCGTGACGGTCACAGATATAGAGTGCGCCATTATGACCGGATGCGTTTTTGCTCTGTAACCTTTAACCTCCGCCGCGCGGTCCTTACCGTAAGCGGTAATCGCAGTCGCAACCGAGCCCGGCGGTATATCCGGGCACAGGAAAGGAAAACATGGAACTAGACTTGAAACCAATCAACACGCGGCAAGCCATCGAAGATGCGCACGCTGACCTGTTCATAGCGCTCCGCTATGGCCTCACCATTAGTCAGCCGACTGATGCGCTTGACCGTGAACACGTAGAAAAGGCTTGCGCAATATTGGACCTCATCCGCAAAGCAAACCCTCTATAGCTTCCCGCTCTGAAGAGTCTCCCAACGAATCGGCCGGCCGTCCTCGAATATCAGGATGAACCGGCCGTAGAACTTTTCAGGAAGAATCGGCCTTAGGGCATGGGCAGAGCGCAGGATAGCCTCAGCCGTCACCGGCATAGACTTCAAGGCTGACTCCTCGTCAATTCTTATGCGTCCCGTTGCCGCCATCTATTCCTCTCCCTCTGATTCGCTATCGTCCTTCGCTTCAGAATAGCCGATACCGTCCCTACACGCAGGATGAAATGGGGGGCAGTCATCTCCAGACGGGAAATCCTCGTCGATAGGGATGAGACCCGCATCTGCATTTTCTTCGCACTCTTCACAGCACCCCTCGCCAGGGAAACTCTGCTTGAACTTCTGCCCTGTGCCTTTAGCCGCCTCATGCTTGCCGTGGTTGTAGGCGTACATGCTTTCGGTCCTGCTGATGGTCAGAGCCCGAGCTGCGCTGAAGTCCTCGCTCTGTAAGATGTTGTGCTGAAGTTCTGTCGTCGTCCATCCTTCATCGACCGACTTGCTTATCAACTCTCGCAGGTTCTCGCGTGTCGTCTCTGTGATGGCGTAGCGGGCATCAGGATTATCAACAATCTCGCCCTTGTCTGTGATGCGCTTGCCCACCAGTTCCGCGCCGCGCTCACGAGCCATCTGCCGCGCCTGGTCTAAGACTTTGGTCCACATGTCCGAGTCTTCAACAATGCCGCGGTCGGTCAAGAACTCTGTGGCGCCAGCTACCGCATCGGTTTCAAGATAAGGCGTCACCTCCGGGATCAGGTCGCCCCAGTCCACCACGACGTCTATCGTGTCCTGATCTTCTGGCTTCTTCTTCGCAGCCTTCGCCAGTTTCTCGACGGTGAGTCCTGCTGCCGCCTCTTTTCCTTTGCGCTTGAGGTAGGCCGCTAGTAACTGCTCCAGTGACTTCCCCGCTTTGCTAAAGGGTTGCCGGCTTCCGTCCCGGCCTCCTTTTGCGTGGGAGTGGGCTTACTGGTACTCTTTCCGGGTCCTGACGCCCCGCCGGTGCCGCCCGGTGCAACTGGTGTAGGCAGTGCGGTCTGCGCCGCCAGGACCGCCAGCGGCATCCATCCGGTGCCCGTCTTGACCATCGGCACGTCGCCGCCCTCTACCGCGTCCAAGCCGTCGCGGTCCCGTAGTTCGTTAATCGTTCTGGCGCCGAGAGATGTATTGTCGGTGTCGATGGTGGCTTGGTCGGTTGCCGCCACTTCCTCATTCTGGTCGAACGCGTGGCCGATGTCATCCCATCCCCATCCGAGAAAAATAAGGCGCTCCATCAGGCTCGACCACCAAAGCATCTCTCCGTTGAGCCCTTGAGCGCGCATCTGCTCCTGAAGCTGCTCGGAGTTCGCCCGCGGCTCAGGCTCTTTGATGTAGGGCTTTGGGTCGGTCCTGAAGGCGCGGCAAACGATGCGGGCCATCCACTCGTCGTATTCCGACTTGAGCAGGTCGCCGGCCGAACCCTTCATTTCGAAAGGCTTTCCACCGCCAGGGATGAACCGCATCTTGGACTTGAGCTTGAGATTCCCGCTCATCAGTGCGTCGAACGTTCCTTGCCATAGCGCAATCTGCTCAGCAGTCCAGTTCTCCGGGCAGCACACCATCACATCAGGACAGGTTCCCTCGTTCCAGAAGTTGAGCATGTACATCGTCTTGCGAACCTGCTGGGTAGCCTCCATCAGGATCTGCTCAACCTCGGAGTATCCGAAGATTGGATTCTGAGCCCACCGATGCCGGGGCATGTAGACGATCTCCCGCTCGGTAAAGTTGTCCATCGGGAGGCCCTTTACGATCTGGACATAGGCCAGGGAGGGCCAGTCAGGGATGCGACCGCGGTCGTCCACTTTTGGAACGATGGTATTCCCGTCAATACATTCCAGCGCGTAGGGCTTCGTCCCAGCCCGATTCTTCCAGATGAAGACCGTGGCGGCGTCAATGGTGTACCGCTCGCGAAAGATCATCTCCATCCACTGCGGGTAGGGTACCTTCCGGTCAGGCATCTTGAAGAAGGCGTTCAGCTCTTTGATGCGCGGGTCATCCTCAGACTTCACGCCCTTGGCCGGGTTCTTCAGGAGGAACTTCCACGGCAGACTCACCAGCTCATCGACGCGCGCGCTCAACTCATTGGCGATGATTCCCGAGCCCCGGACGATGCCCCGTAGCATCTCACCCAAGACGATATGCCGGTTGACGATCTCAAGGTTGTAGCCGGTAGGGTAGTCCCACTCGCGAGCGTCCACGATAGACGGGGGGCCGAACGGCGCTACGGGCTGGTAAGGGCTGAAGCGGTTGCGCTCTTCGTCTACGTCGGGGATGAAGTCGGAGGGGAGGAGGCGGTCATCAGGGCCAGGACGGTCGTTTTCAGGGTCCCGAACTGGCAGAGTAGGCCGGGCACCACCGCGATTCCTTGCGCTCAAGAGTCCATACCGCGGATTCAGGAGCGTCATCGAGCCGCCTGTAGCGTCCGGCATCTTCTGCAATGCCTTGTCGTTCAGCCGTTTACCAAACACTGTATCGTCGTTGATCTCAGTCGGTTCATCCCACAAGGCCATGTTGTGTGCTCCCGTGGTCTAGTGTATCAACCACGGGATGAAGACTTATTTTTCTCCCCTTCTTCGATGCCGAGAGCGAACGATCTCCTGATTTGATCGTTGTGAATAAATCCAATTACTTCTGCGTATTCTGAATCTACAAGAAGCTCCGTCATGTTTGTCGTGGTCACGGCGGTATCTTCTTTAAGTTGTCGAGAACCTATCACTTCTCTACATTTGGCGCAGTTGAGGATGTGAGTCCTAAAGTCTTCGACGATAAGTCCACCATCTTTCTTGTGGAATCGCATATGATCTATATGCCCGGTCGTTCCATCTCCGTAGACAACTCGCATGTCCATCATTTAGACATTCCCTTCTTCGGTGAACTGATCTTTTATTTCTGCCGGAATACCTTTTGGCCACTCCAAAACAACTAGTAGCCCAGACGGACAACTAATTGCGTAGGGAATGTGCCACTTCCAGCATAGTTCAAGCTGGACAAGATTATAATCTCGTTTGATCGGGAGCTTGACGGGAAAGAGGAGTTTTACCTTCCCGTTGCTTTCAATCTCTTTCTGAATAGCTTCAGCCTCTTCGCGCGGATCAATAATCATCGCTCCTCACTTTCCTTGGCACATCAGGCACTTGCAGCCCGGTGCGTGGGTTACCAGTGGCTTGCCTTTGATCTCTGTCGGTTCGTCCCACAAGGCCATGGTGTGTGCTCCCGTGGTCTAGTGTATCAACCGATAGGGATTCCAGTTCTTTTGTGCATTTCTGGGAGGTGGCCGTTAATGCATCCGCACCCTTGGCATACCGATTCCCATA